GGTCGGAGCGCGTTGAGTGAATACTTATGAAAATATAATCTGGTTTCCGGGTTGTGCCGGAAGAGAGGTAATCAGGCAAAAGCGGAATTCCAAAAAACTATGGACTCGATAATCGTAGGGCAAAAGGCGGTGGCGGAGGTTTTTGAGGTCTCGGAGCGCACGGTGCGCAACTGGATCGCCGCCGGGATGCCCAGATTGTCGAAGCGGCGGTTTGACCGGGGGCAGATCCAGGCCTGGCTGGACCGGCGGGACGGCCAGGTGGCCACCAGGCCGGCGGGGCCCGGGGGCGACCTCAGGCAGCCCTTCTTGGCGGAGTCCCGGGGCAAGGATTATGAAGATGCCCGGCTGAAGAAGGCCCGGGCCGAGCTCCTGGAGATGGACATCAAGCAGCGCCGGGGGGAGTTGGTGCCGATCCGGGAGGTGGAGCAGATGTTTGTGGCCCGGATCATGGCGGTGAAGCAGGGGCTGCTCTCTCTGTCCCGGGCCCTGCCGCCGCAGTTGGTGGTCTGTCAGACGGAGCGGGAGATGGAGCCGGTGATCGCCAAGGCGGTGCGCAACCTCCTGGAGTCTTTCGCCCGGCCGCTGCCGGAGAGCCTTACCGCCGGCGCGCCGGTATCCGCCGATCCGGGAGTGGCGCAAGGTGGCTGATCTCGCTTTTATTGGTGATTTAAAAGAAGCGCCGGGGCCGGAGTTAAAATGAATGTTAGTCGCGTGCTTAATAATTTAATCCGCCAAACTCGCCGCCGTTGTATTAAAACAGGAAAACGGTTTGAGTTGACATTAAAAGGATTGGAATCGTTATGGAAAAAACAAGCAGGATGTTGTGCTGTTACTGGTATTAAATTTATGGAACCGAATGGTCAAAGACACCCATACTCGCCGTCATTGGACCGAATAAATATTAATGATGGGTATTATTATCAAAATATCCGTTTAGTGTGTTTGATTGTTAATATGGGGAATTTCACCTGGGGCATTAAATACTTGGATAAGATGGTAGTTTGTAGGGTGATCCGGTTGATTCAGAAAGATGAAGTTCTTTGTAATTATATTAAGGATCAAATTGATAAAACAGGCGTTCAAGTTCAGCGAACTTTAACGCCAGAAAAGGTGTCCGAAGGGGGTTGCCAGGGCAAGTTAAGGTTACCAGAAGGGTGGTTTAGGGTGCGCCGGCGCCTGGGCCTTTCTTTACCGATCCCATGTGAGACCAAAGAATATATTTCTGGGAAAGCCTGTAGATGGTACAGAATGGATAATGTAATTAGTTGGTTAAATAACAATCCAGATGCTATGAATTTTGATCCAGTTGCTGCTATTAAGGTCATAACTTTGCAAAAGCAGGGATAAGATCACCCATGTACCCTAACCCCCAAAACCCAGAACCTAAAACCCAAAACCCGCTTCCCTTCTCCCCCTCCGAACTCTCCGCCTGGGCGCCGCCGGAGGCTATCACCGTGTCCGAGTGGGCCGAGCGTTACCGGGTGCTGCCGAAGCAATCGGCTATTCCCGGCCCCTGGAGCAACCGCCTGGTGCCCTATGCGGTGGGGGTGATGGACGCCTTCATTGACCCGGCGGTGGAGCGGATCACCATTATGGCCAGCGTCCAGAGCGCCAAAACCGAGAGCGCCTACAACATGCTGGGCTATGCCATCTCCCAGGACCCGGCCCCGGCCTTGGTGGTCATGCCCACGGACAAGACTTTGAAGCGGGTGAACCGCCGCCTCCAGGACATGATCACCGAAAGCCCGGAACTGGCCAAGGAAATGACCGGCGATCCCGACGACATGCAGAAACGCCTCATTATGCTGCGGCGCATGGAGATTCACTTCGCTACTGCGGGCAGCAAGTCCGATCTGGCCAACGTCGAGGCCCGGTATGTCTTGTTGGATGAGCCCGACCGTTACCCCAGCGACACCGGGGACGAAGGCTCCCCCATGGAGATGGCGGAGGCCCGGGCCACAACCTTTTGGAACCGCAAGATCATCCAGCCCTGCACCCCGACGGTGCCCGACGCCTATGTCAATATCGAATATGAACGCTCTGACAAGCGCCGGTTCTGGGTTCCCTGCCCCCATTGCGGCGGCTTTCAGGTCCTGAAGTTCAAGCAACTCAAGCACCAGGGCGAGGCGCTGGGCAAGTGGCCCAAGGACAAGCGGGACCCGGATTATGTCAAGCGCGAGCGGGTAGCCCGGTATGAGTGTGTCCATTGTTGGGAGGAAATTGACGACCGGGACAAGCCGGGGATGCTGGCCCGGGGTAAGTGGGTCCCGGATGGCCACCCTATCGCCCAGGATGGAACCATGCCGCCGATCCCGCCCACCTCTCACGTCGGCTTCCAATGGAGCGCTCTGTATTCCCCCTTCCGCAACTTCTCGGAGGTGGCGGCGCAGTTCTGGGCCACCCGGGATGACCGGGAAAAGTTCAAGACCTTCGTCAATCTGTGGCTGGCGGAGCCCTGGAAGGAGGTCATCAAGCAGCGCCCGGCTTCGGCGATCCTGCAACTGCGCACCGAACGCCCGGCCCTGACGGTGCCCCCGGGAACCCTGGCCCTCACCGCGGGGATTGACTCGCAAAAGCTGGGGTTCTGGGTGGTGATCCGGGCCTGGACTCCGGCCCCGGGCGGCGGCCTGCATTCCCACCTGGTGCGCTACGGTTTTGTGGGGAGCTTTGGCGAACTGGAGCGCTGGCTATTTGCCGATGTCTATCCGGTGGAACACGGCAGCCTGTCCTATCCGGTCTGGCGGGGCGGCATTGACATCGGCGGCGGGGCCGGGGAGGCGGGCGAGTCCACCATGACGGAACAGATCTACGAATGGCTGCGGCGGACCGGCCGGGGGCGCATCTTCGGGGTCAAGGGGGCGGCCCGGGCCCTGGCCGGCGGCAAGAAAATGAGCTACAGCCTCATCGACAAATACCCCAACGGCAAGCCTATCCCCGGCGGTATTCAGCTTTGGCACCTGGACACCGGGCGGTTCAAGGATGACATTTGGAGCCGGGTGGAAACCGGGCGGTTTCACCTGCACGCCGAAACAAAAGAGCTTTACGCCCGGCAGTTGGCCTCGGAGGCCAAAGAACGGGACCGGCGGGGCCGGGAAGTATGGGTGATTCAGAGCGGCAAGGATAACCACCTCCTGGACTGCGAAGTCTACGCCGCGGCCATGGCCGACCCGGAGTGCTGGGGCGGGGTGTCGGTATTGGCACGTTTTGGCGAAGAGCCGCCCCAGGAGGCCGCCCCGGCCGCGGAGGGCGTCAACCCCATCACCGGCCGGCCATTCGGGAGTTTTTGGGGATAATCTATCAAATGAGGGGAGAGACGATGACCGTAAAGGTAGCCGGATTGCTGCACCCGCACCACGTGGCCGAGATGCTGGCCTGCACCGAGAAGCATGTCCGGGACCTGATTCGGGGCGGCGACCTGGTGGCGATCAAAATCGGCAAACGCAGCCGCCGGATTACCCGGGAATCGGTTGTCATTTTTCTCGAAAAAAACCGCATTAACCCCGAAACTTTTTTTGAATGACTGCATTTTAGCGAACCAGAGCGGAACAAACGCACCAGAGGACCTTGAGTCCTCTTTTTTTTTGTCCGACACTGGCGGCATGGCTTATACCCAAGCGCAGCTTGAAACCATGTTGACCGAAGTGCAGGCGGCCATTTCCAAGTGCATCACCGCTCAGGAGTATTCCTCCGGGGCCGGGATCAGCCTCAAACGGGCCGCCCTGGACCAGTTGCAGAAACGGGAACAGTGGCTTTTGGGGGAGATCGCCAAGTTCGGCGGCGTGGGCTCGACTTTTGACCCGGTGAACCGGGTGGAATTTGTGGAGCCCTTATGAATCGACCGCGTCCGTTTACCCGCCTGGACCGCCTGATCAATTATCTCTCCCCCGGCGCCGGCCTGCGCCGTCAGGCCGCCAAAATGCACCTGGAGCTTATGGCCGATTACCGCGGGGCTGACACTTCCCGCCTCCGCAGCAACTGGCTTTTGGGCCGCAGCACCGCCACCCCGCCGTCCTATACCCTGGAAACCCTGCGCAACCGCTCCCGGGACCTGAACCGCAACGATGCCGTGGCCAGCGGGGCCACCGAAACCATGGCGGTGAACATTGTCGGCCGGGGCCTGCGGCCCCAGTCCCGCCTCCGGGCCGAGGTCCTCGGGGTAAGCGAAGAAAAGGCCCGGGAATTACAGCGCCAGGCGGAATCCATCTGGCAGACCTGGGCGCCCCTGGCCGATTCCGGCAACCGCCTGTCATTTGACGATTTGCAGTTTCTGGCCCTGCGCAAAATTGTGGAGGACGGCGAGGTCCTGGCCCTGCCGGTGATGGCGGACGAATCCTGGCGGTCCATAGCCCGGGCGGTGGAGCTGCTGGAAAGCGACCGCCTCTGCCCCCAGGCCGGCAAAACTCCCACGGCCATGGAGACTGCGGTGGAGGTGGGCACCCGGGGGCAGCCGGTAGCCTATTGGATTTCCCGGATGAATTACGCCAATCAGATGGGGTC